ACCGCCATGTCCGCATAATCCGAGAGCGTGTGCCTTGCACCGTTCTTGTATCCCACACAATTAAGACCTGCGTTGAGCATATCTTTGCAAGCTATATCAACGGCTTTTTCGTATGTAACCGCACCCGTGTTCATTGCAACCTGTGCGTTAAAAATCGCCTTGCGGTACTTGTCGTTGCTCATACGCAAAACTGCCGTTTCTGCCCTCTTTAAATCGTCTGTGGTCGATTTTATGAGCGCGTCAAGTTTACGATCATTCACCTTAAAAAATTCGGCTGTGCTGTGTACTGACGGCTTTTTCGGGGCTTTGAAACCGTCCTTGACAGCTTCAAGAATTTCTGCCTCCTGACTTGCATTTCCGTCAGCTTTGGCGGTGCGAATCATCTCTTCAACCTTGCCGTTAATGGTTTTGAAACGCTTGCCGAATTTCTTTGCGTTGTGCTTACGGTACTCTTCAAGACTTTTGAGCTGTTCAGCCTGCCATTGTGTCCAGTTGTAACCCTCTTTGGTTTCTTCGGCTCTGTGACGGCTGAAATTGCGCATCATGCTGTCGATAAGCTCGTTTTCAATTCTCTCAAAACCCTCTTTAATGTTGTAATCACTCATTGCTTACTCATTTGCTGTCATCGTCCTGATTTGCGATATCTTCGGGTTATCGGGTTCATCGCCCGTGTCGGTAAGGTCAACATCATCAAATGGAGAAGTTTCTTCCTCGCCTGCAATACCCTGTTCTTCCTTAATTCTCTGCACCTCTTCGGCTTTCCAATCCTCCGACTTGCTGTCGCCGTAAAGCTCGTCAACCGAGGTTTCAACTGACATCAAACCGCCCTGTCTTGCTTTTGACACGGTTTCAACCTGACTTTCAAAGCTCGGATTTGCATATTCGCCGAAGTTTACGGATACTTCCAAGCCCTCAACAATACCCTTGCCGTTAAGTTCACCGTCTGCATTGAGTACAACTGCAACAAGGCTTTGAAGTGCGTTCTGCGTAATTTTCACAAGGTTCTGCCTTGTGTAAAGGGTTGTCTTTTCCTTTTCACGCTGAGCGTCTGCATTATCAAGCTTCTTCGTATCAATGCCGAGAGTTGACGGCGATATAATGCCCTGTAAGCAGAGGTCGAGGGCAGTAATGTATGAACTCAAATAGCTTTCGTGCTGAATCTGCGGACTTTCGGTGTAAATCCTGTTGCCGTTGCCGTTTTCAGACATATCGTTGCCCACGGTGATAAATCGGTTGTCAAACGGATTTGGCGATATCGGCTGACAGGTTTCGGGATTTCTCGGAACAAGGCAATCAGGCACATACTGCTTTGTTCGGCAGGCTCTGAGTGCGTCCATCCACTGTGACCACACTTCATCAAGGCTGTCGAAAGCGTCTGTTTTTATGCCGATAATGCCCGCACCTCTGCCCTTGTGGCACGATTTGCCGTAAAGGACAGGTACAGCCCACATATATGATTCGCCAAATGTAACGCCCTTTGAATCAATCCACGAAAGAGCGTCAACCGTGTGCAGGTCAATCTCTTTGCCGTTGTCATTGTACAAAGCATAGTGAATATAGCCGTAACCGTATGTTTCTTCAAAACGGTAACGGCGGTGTTTTTGCGTGTAATCGGTGTAAAACTTAACCTCTCGGATTCTGCCACGCACATATGTAAAGTCGATGTTTTCGGCAGGATACCATTCAACAATCGGAACATCTGATACAGCCGTGTCAAAACTGACCTTAAAAGCACCGTCACCAACAACACATAGGTCACGGAGCATTTGTTTAACCGTGTCGGATAGCTTGTTCTGCTTTTCAATGTCTTCCCAACGCTCTGCATAAGCGGTTGAATTTTTACTTGTAACATCTGTGCCGTTGTAGTCGGCAATTACGATATTCACAAGCGTTTCGCAGATGAGTGCCGGCAAGCCCGTGTGTATTTTACGGATTTCAAGCCCCTCTGTACTCTTTGCCGCCCAAAACATAGTTTTGTTTGTATCAATCTGCCTGTACAGCTCCGCAAGCTGTCTGCTGTTGCCCCAATACCAAATGCGATTGATAAAGCACTCGGTCAGATGATTGCTTGTTTCGGTGACGGTAATTGTTTTGTCGCTTGCAGGAGTAATCTGCAAAAAGTTTTTAATTCCCGATCTGATAGATTCAGCCATTCTGTTAATCAGCCCCATTTATTTCACTTCCAATAATATTTTTAAACGGCAGCCACGCATATTGACCGCTGTTAATGCAATGGTCGTGACCGTCCTCGGGTGTGTTGTCTTTATCCTCTCGCCAGCTGTAAATTTCAAACTCTGCAATCGTGTTTTTACAATGTTCAAGCACAAAATAACAGTCGGTGGCAAGCCAGCCGAGTACAAGATTGATTCGGTCGATAATCTTCGTTTTCTTCCATGCATTTGCAAAGTCATAGACACAGCCGTGCTGTCGCTTATACTTTTGAAATTCGGTAATAGTCGCTTGGTCGGCGCTGTCAATAAAAGCCGTGCGTGCAAAGCCCCATTCATCACGGTTGCGGTCAAGAAAATCAATAAAATTCTTCACCGTGTCACTCGGGGCAATAGGTGTTTGCATTTCAGCGTTGTTATAAACTCTTTCATCAAGCTGAACACACTTGCCGTGATTGGTAATGCCGTAAAATGTCATTGCGATAGTGTCAGGCGACTTTTGCGAATAGGCGGTATCAAGACCTGCGGTGAACTGAACAAAGTGTTCCGACTTGCGGTTACAGTTCAAAAACTTTTCTGCCCACTCTTTTGATTTGATGTGTCTTGTACTCTCAAAATTCGGGAACACAAGCCCTGTTGCTCTGCCTCGCAAACCTAAGATTTTATTTTTATAGAGCTTTGTACCTTTCGGTGCAGAGTTCTTTTTCTTTTCAATCTGTTCAGGTGTAAGACTTAAATTGTCGGCAAAAGAAAAGAACCAATACCGCCAATTTGGTACAGGTTCTTCGGTAAGCTCCGCCGTAATCTCGGGAGGAACATCGTTTTCATATTTTTTAAAAGGACGGGAGCGGTTGACAAACTCCTTATACACAGGCAGGCTCGGATCATCGGGATTCAGCGTTGCAAGCATATAGTCATTACGGGTTGACATCTCTCGGATAAACTCGATATCGGCGGTGTTGATTTCGTCAATATAAACGCACCCAAACTGCGCACCGAGAACCATTTCCCACTTATCCCGACTGCTGTAACCGAGAATATAGATAATTTTGTCCTCAAACTTGATATGCGGCAGCTTGTAATCCTTGTCGCCGTTGCCACAATAGACAGCGTTGCGGTGCAAGTCGAGAATACCGTTGTCCTGTTGAATTATAGTTTCCTCAGCCTTGCCCGTAGTTTTGGCGGCAATTGCGTGAAGCTTCTTCGGCGACTGCGACACCATTCGCATAAACTTAACGCCTGCTCCGACTGTTGTTTTTCCTGAGGCTGTAGTGCCTTCAAGAAATTCAGCCGACACATTTGTTGTGTTGATAAAGTCGATATACTTTTGTGACAGCGGAAATTTGTTACTCACTCAGCCCCTCACCGCCCAACTGTCTGAACACATCGGATAGCTTTTCGGACTGCTCAACTTTCGCATCAACCTTAACGGTGTATTCACCCGTCATCTTGTTGAGCGTGTCAATCGCCCTGATTCTGTCGGAGGTGTCCTGCCCGTCATTTCTTGCAATGTCGGACAAAGCAACCTGTCTGTCCTTTGCACTCATAATGCGCTCATCTTTGAGCTTATCGGAAAGCTGTTTGATGTACTCTGCAACTCTCACATTCTCTAACAATTTGCAGGCATTGGCATTTGCGTAATTCTCGGAATATCCTGCCTGTATCGCACTCTGAACGGTGTTACCGCTCTGCGCATAATATTCCGCAAACTTCCTCTGCCTTGCATTTAATTTGTCTTTCACGGTACCACCTCTCTTTGTCTGAAAATTCTAAAAATAAGCAAAAGAAAAGAGAGTACTAAATGCACTCTCCATTAATCAGTATTAGGCGTTAAAGCATTAATTCTGTCATTCAATTCTATCAGTGTATTTTTCACATTTAGATAGTCTTTAGGTGTAAAAGATTTATCATTCCTACTATTAAGCATCACATTATTAGCTCTCGATAATCTTCGATAACAGGAAACAAGTAAATCGAGATTATCTGGATAATTACTCAATGCATCTTTGCATTCCATAACCAGCCGTGCAAAACTACGATTATTGAGGCCACAATTTAATTCATCGCTAACATTTTGCGTATTAGAAAGCAGTCTTATTGAGTCTTCCATAGCATCTAACTTTGAATATATTGATTGCATCATAAGTCTAGCCAAAACAACCCCATCAATTTTGGAATTATCTACAGTTGCATTTTCTAAATTTGCTATACTCATTAACGAAAATGAACCATTTGCATAAGTTTCCTTTATCGCATTAGCAATATCATCTTTTGCCTTAATAACATTTTCATACAATCTATCTCTCTTATAAAAAACAGTATTTATTCCTGCTACGTCAAAAATTTTATCAGTAGCATCATCCTGTATCAAAACTACTTTTTTACCATAGGCTTGTCGAATTCCTAATTCATACATAACATTCGGATTTCTTGAACTTAAATCACAAATTGCCATATCACATTCAACTAAATTTTTCAAAATTTTTTGCATTATCGAATCACATATTTGATTACTGTCTGCTCTTACAGGTTCAAACCCCGCCTCTTTGACAGCAGGAACAATTATCTGTTCGTATATTTTATTAAAATGACCTGCAGGGTATTGTGGCTGGTCTGATATAGGCATTATAACAAAACAGGGTTTTGCCTTATTTTCTTCGCTCATATGCAACTCTCCTTAGTTGTAATATATCACTAATCTATCATATTATTTGACACAATTCAACAGATTTTACATTTTTCTGTAAACCGCACAATTAAGGAAGTAATAATTTGTATAAAATAACCGCACACAACACAAAATCGCCCTCGGGGTGAGAGCGGTCTGTGCAATTTTTTAACTTAGGAGAGTTTCGCATATGTCCTGTTTGTCAAACTTTCATAATACCATTATACGCAGGGTAAGGGTGACATTCAATGACATTTCAAAATAATTTTACGAGAAATCGAACTTTTTTCGGAACGCCTGTAACGCTTCGCCGTGCAATCTCAGGGTATGCCTTACGCTCATTTCCATACTCTCGGCAATATCCTCCCATCTCTGACAATTTATGTAATACTCAGTCAAAATTGCAATGTAACGGTAATCGTCAAGTGCGTTGATTTTACTGCGGATTTCAGTTTTCAACCGCACAAGATTGTCAATTTCCCGATTGATTTCAGCCTGAAGGTCTGCAATCCTGTCAACAATCCGCATAGGGTCATTCACTCCCGATGTCTTAACATGCTCATTCTGCTTAACCGATACCTGTGCAATATTCAGCCTAAGTTTTGACAGCTCGTGTTCTTTCGTTCTGATCAGCTTATCCGAAACCCTGACCGAATATAAATAATCTTTAACCGTCAATCCACTTCACGCTCCTCGTCAAGCATACCAAGTTCCTGCGCCAACGCAACAACAGCGTTTACAATCAAATGCAAATCCTTACCTTTGATGTTACACATATTAAAGCAAACATCGCCCTCATCGTTATCAAGTTTACCAAAATCAATAACAAGTCCCTTTGTGATCGTCTTGCTTTCATTGTTATCGTAATTAACGGTAATGTTTTTAATATCTTTCATTTTCTTCTACCTCACTTTCAAGCCAATGTTTCGTGCAGTCAATACAGCTGTCGTTGAATCGTTCTTCCATAGGGCAACCGACATACGGAGTGCCATACGGGCAGTCGAAAAAACTCATACAACTCCGAGCCATTTCGTCAATTGACATCTGTTTGATTTTTTCAAAGTTTGTCATTGTTTTCGCGTTCCTCCTTTTTCGGCTTTTTCGGCACCAATTCACCAATGAGATTTAACCCCTTGTAACATTCATCACATAGATGTATTTTAATTCTTCTCTTACTTTTAACAGGAATTGGAATCCCACTAAGGCAATCAGTATCAACAGCCCCTAGATAGAATTCCTTCATTTTAACTGTGTATGGATCTGCGATAACTTCCTTACAACAATCACACTGATAGATTCTCATTTGCTTTCACCGCCCCCAACAGGCTGATTCCAGCATTCAGCACAGTAATTGTCTGTTCCGCCGCAATCTTCTATCTCATTCAGCCCTAACTCATTCGGACATATCCATTTAGGCAATCCTTTATTGTTAAGCTCTACTTTTGGAAAATACTTTAGCAATTCGGACAAATAAGTTTTCTGTGGATGCTCGTCACTTCACCTCTGTACAGCCTTAACCGCCTTTTCGGGATAATACATTTCAAAGGTTGGACACGATAAACCTTCACCGTTGTTATTACTACACAAAGGACAGTTGCTACACTTAATTTTACACAGTCCGTTCTTTGTTCTTTTCGTCATCCTCAACTTTTCGTTGAAGTAGTTTGTAGTAATATTGCAATCAATCATTTTCTTCGTCTCCTTCAAAATTAACAACTTTTCCATTGTCGGTATAGTCCCGCTTCTCAAATTCAAGTTTCAACTTGTCGATAACCACACGGTCGATATGTTCTCAAAACACTTCGTCAGTGTCGGAGTGTTCAATTATCTCGGTCATCGACTTCAAAGCCTTTGCACATCTGTCACGACCAAAGCCGAAATCCTTATGCAAAGCATACAGCATTGTTTTAAATACTCTGCGTGTGATGTCTTTGTTTTCTTTTTCTCGGATCTGTTCATATGCGCTTTTTGCAATCCGTTCAGCTTCCTGTTTAAGCTGTTTCGGGATTTTAGGCGGTATTCTTGCTTTCAATGTCGGTTCTCCTTTCGTCAATCTTATCAAGTGCAGTTACAATCAACGAGCTTTTGGCTTTAGTGTCCGCAAGTTCGGCTTGATAATAAAACTGACCTGTTGTATTCCGTCTGATGATACAGCCTTTCAGAATGTATTCTGCTCCATTGTACAGCACGGTTCTTTCAAGGTTGCGTTTAACTTCCGAGATATTCACAGTTCTTCCACCTTGATGTAAATACCTGAAACCTCTGCCCAAAACTTTTCACATATCTCACTTGCAACAAGTGCGTCATCAGACCAAAAGCCGAGAGCGGTCATACAGTCTTTTAGCATTTTTTGCAGATTGTCCGTGTCAGGTTTTGTTATACGATATTCGCCGTCCTGATGTTTACCACGAGGAAAGCACCACTTTGTTATCAGTCTGACACCCGACTTGTACGGGTCTGACGGTTTAAACTTTGCCAAATGTGATGTGAGTTTTTCTCTTGCCTGTTTCACCTCGGGCGGATTGTAAAAAACAGGTTTGCCGTTTTTTACCATAACCTTATGTTCCTGTGCAGTTACGGTCGGCGGTATCATCGCCATAAAAAATTCAGTCTTCGTTGCATTCGATTTCATAATAATCAGCTCCGTGCCATACTTTAAATTTTGGGTCGTAAACTATGTATCCATTAGCGGCTACCTTATCCAATACATAACTTATCAACGCAGGATTTTTGGAAATCCACTTCATTACTTCGTCGTTGATATAACAATAATCCTCTCCATCTTTTCTTCGTTTTAGTGGAGGCATTCTTTTAGCGACTTTTAATCTTTTATCTTTTGAAGTCGATTTGCATTTTGCCATTTTTTACCATTTCTTTCTTAACTTTAAAATTTTGCTTTTAGTCACAGGTCAGGGGAAGGAGTTGTTGTGCGTAAGCTTCGCACAACTACTTCACCCCTGTGACCTTAGGGAACGGACATCGTTTATATATACGGTAGTATATATAGTTTTGTCTGTCCCTCGGACATTCTCGATAATTTATCGACTTTGTCCCTGTTTTTGTCTGAGAGGGACATTTTCGATTTTTTATCGACTTTGTCCCTCTTAGGGACACGGACAAGGACAAAAATTTATCGACTTTGTCCCTCGGACAGACAGACAAATTATTCGACTTTGTCCGTGCCCTTTCGTCCTACTTCACCGCCGTCTATCCAAAAACCGCCGTGCTCTTTTATGTATCGTCTGACCGTTTTTTCGGACTTTCCCATATATTCTGCTAAGTCAGCTACATTTGCCTGACCGTTTTCCTCAGCACCGCTAAACGCTGTTTCGAGGGCATTGTTTTGTTCCTGCTTGCGTTCCGATTCACTTTTTTTCTTGCTAAAATTCTTCTTGTAGGGCGAGCCTTTGATGTTAAAATCGCCCTCAAAATTACAGTCTTTCAACACGCCTGTTGTATCTGATTTGTGTATCGGATAATCAAACCAAAGATTAAGTGCATCAAATGCCGGAAACTCTCGCAGAGTACCCTCTATTCTCCACGCTGACATCCCTTTTACGGTTTTTTCGGCACGGGCAACATCTGACATCATCAGCTTAAAAGACTGTTCAGGAAGCGTTTTGCGTGCGATGTCAATCATATTATTTGCCGTTACCAAATCGTCCTGCGAACACACTTCACTGATTTTGTTGAAACGACCTATCCAGTCTTTGCAGATTTTACAGGTTCTTTCATCCTTTTGCTGCTTCATCAAATCTTCGCTGATTTCAAGCCTTGTAAGGTCAAGGAGTGCATCGGGGTCACGAGCGAAAACACCAGAGCCCGAAACTCTGTCCATTGACTTTTTACCGCCCTGAGCACCTTTTGAATGGTGGTGACAGTAGATTACCGCACAACCAATTTCGGTACATACCTTGTCAAACTGGTTGCAGAAGTGTGCCATTTGGTCAGCACTGTTCTCATCGCCTGTAATAACCTTGTATATCGGGTCAATTACTACGGCTATAAAGTTGCCTTTCAGTGCTCTGCGAATGAGCATAGGTGCTAACTTATCCATAGGCACGGACTTACCACGCAAGTTCCAAATATCAATTCTGTTTAAGTTTTTTGGTTCAAGTCCCAATGCTTCATATACATCCTTGAATCTGTGAAAACAGGACGCACGGTCAAGCTCAAGATTCACATACAAGACATTGCCCTGCGCACACTTAAAGCCGAACCATTCTGTTCCCTCGGCAATTGCAATACACAATTCGATAAGACCAAATGACTTACCTGCTTTTGAGGGTCCGCCGAGGAGCATTTTATGTCCCTGTCGCAATACTCCCTCAATCAGAGGCGGAGCAAGTTCAGGAGGATTTTCAAAAAAATCTGCAAGGTTGTCAAGGTCGGGCAAGTCATCGTTGATACTTTCCACCCAGTCTTTCCACTCGGCAAAATCGGATTTACCGATATTGGTGTCAATGATAAACTGCTTTTTGCCGTTGCGGATAACACCGGGCATACGGCTCAGCCTTGACGGATTGCGGTTCTGCTTGTCGATTTCAAAGCCGTTTTTATGGCATACATTGTAGAGATAATCAACTCTTTTGCGGTATTCGTCATAGTTTGCGGCATCAATCTTAACAATAGCGTGGACTGATTTTCCGCCCGAATAAACAAGCACCGCAACAGGCAGCTCAAGCTCTCTGATGATTGCATTTTGTTCTTCAAGAGCCATACAGTCAGATTCCACGAGAGCATAACGATAATCGGTTACATTCTCGTTTTTAACACCCTTACCGTCCAACGGATTAAACCTTATCCACGCACCTGCCTCGGGTTTGTAATCACCAAATACATTTGAGACATCGCCGTCACAGTTATTAAGTGCGGCAATAAGCTCACCTGCCGTACGGTCACAACTGCCCTTTGTAGGCAGATATTTAACCTTGCCGTTATCGTTCTTCTCCCAAGTTTCGGTTACATAGCCGACATTTTCGGAGCTGTCAAAGAGGGTTTCAAGGTAGGTTACAATTTCATTCACAGGATTCCAGTTTGCAGGCTCGTGAAACTTTACACCCTCACAGGCTGTTACTCCGATATCGCTCTGTTCAAAAGCAATTTCATCATTCCAGCCGAGTTCTTTCGATTCACGGAAAGTCATACCTCTGTCTTTTGCCATTTGAACTATCGTGCCTGCTGTGACAGGTGAGGCAGAGCCGTTAAAGCTCTGCCATTTCTTTTCACACTCACCGTTGTGATATCGGCTGTCTGCTCTGCTCCAATCGTCCCAGTCCCTTACGCTGTACCTCTCTTGTTTGAGTGCCATTCCGACATTTACCCAGTCTTGGTAGTCGAGCTCTGACGGACTGATGTATTCAAGTGCATTAAGTAAGTCCAACCGTATTCACCTCGCTTTGCGGTACATATGTTTTCGGGTTAATGTTTTTCGGAGTTCTCCAACCGTTTGCGGCAATCCTTGAAATCAAGGCTGATGCTTCGTCAAACTGCCATTTGCCCACGTGCTGAAAACCTCTGCTTTCGAGCATACGGATTTGTTTAGGTGTGGTTAAGCCCTCAATTCTTCGCTTTTCGAGCCTGTCAAGAATAAGTTTTGCTTTGCCGGCACTCTGAATTTCATCGGGGAATATTCCGAGCTTTTCAAGTTTTGCTTTCTGTTTGTCCGTAGGCGGAGAGCACTCCCAGCCGAATGCAGGAACATATCCTGCAAGGTCCTGCGCCTGAATTGACATTTCGTACTGCAACGGATCTACAAGTTTGCGTTTGCGTGTTCGCATTTCCGCAAGCTGATTTGCAAGCGCTTCTTCACGCTGAGCCACAACATCTTCGCTTGCTTTTTCCTCTGCTTCTTCAATATCAATCGGACATCCTGCCTGTTCCGATAAGTTTTCGGTCATTTTTTGTGCGACTTCATCGTTGTCGCAAATGAGATGTGCAGGTCTGCAAAGTTCGTGCCGTTCTGTATGCCATAAAAAGTCGAGCAACAAAAGCTCCGTCTTGTTTGGAGCAAGTCTTGTACCTCTGCCGACCATTTGGCAGTAAAGTCCACGCACCTTTGTAGGTCTTAACACGACTACGCAGTCAACGCTTGGGCAGTCCCAACCCTCGGTTAAAAGCATTGAGTTGCACAACACATTGTATTTATCGTTTTCAAAGTCCTGCAATATCTCTGCTCTGTCCTCGCTGTTACCGTTGACTTCTGCCGCCTTAAAACCTTTCTCATTCAAAATGTCACGAAATTTTTGTGATGTTTTTACAAGAGGTAAAAACACAACAGTTTTACGGTCTTTACAGTATTTTTTCATTTCCTCGGCAATCTGATAAAGATACGGATCAAGTGCCGTGTCAATGTCGCTTGCTTTAAAATCTCCTGCCTGTGTGGCAACTCCCGAAAGGTCAAGTGTAAGCGGTATTGTTACGGCTTTAATCGGTGACAGATAACCCTCTTTAATAGCCTTAGGGAGCGTGTATTCATACGCAAGCGAATCAAATACTGTTCCTAAATTTTTCATATCTCCTCGGTCGGGTGTTGCGGTAACACCCAACACTTTTGCATTGTCAAAATGCTCAAGCACACGCTGATAGCTGTCGCTGATTGAGTGATGTGCTTCATCAATAATGATTGTGTCGAAATAATCGCTGTCAAAGTTTGACAGCCTTTTCTCACGCATAAGCGTCTGTACAGAGCCTACAACAACCCTGTTCCACGAGCCTATGCAACTTTGCTCGGCTTTTTCAACTGACGAATTAAGTCCTGTTGCCTTTTGAATTTTGTCCGCCGCTTGGTCAAGCAACTCACCACGGTTGGCAAGTATCAGCACCCTGTCACCTCGGCGGACACATTCTTCGGTGATTTTTGCAAAAACTATTGTCTTGCCACAGCCTGTAGGCAAGACAAGTAATGTTTTTAAATTGCCGCTTTCCCACTCGGAGAAAACGGCATTCTTTGCTTCATTCTGATACGGTCGAAGTTGCATTAAAAGCTACCCGGTGTCCAGTTATTCGGCATCGCAGTATTTGGCGTTGCAGGCTGTGTGTTATACTGCGGCGGATATGTAGGCTGTACATACTGCTGAGGTGCAGACTGTGCTACGGCAGGCGATATCGTTGTCACCTGCTCATCGTAGGCATAGAAATACTTGATGTCATTTGTTACGCCCTCTGTGCCGTCATTCTTGACATATTTGCGGATGATAACCTGACATTTACCTTTTTTACCGATAATGCCTGTCCAGTCCATACGGAGCGGTTCGCCGTGCTTTTTCATTGACACAGACAAAAAGAGCTGTGACAGCTTCCATTCAAGCGAGGAGTGCAGTACGAAATTAACTGTAATTTCTCGCTTGTCATCTGCTCCCCACACATCAAAAGTCACTTTCGCCATATTGCATGGTGGCAGTTTACCTTTACCCTGTGAGCGAGCACGCTCAACCTTTGCTACTGTAAAATCATAATCACCCTCGGGGAGCGGTTCGTAATTTCCGCCCTCTTCGGTTATTTCGTCGTTCCAACCGAATTCTCTATCCATTTATACATCTTCCTTTCTTATTAAAACGGTAAGTCACGGTTGCTCTGTATCACTTCGAATACCTTATTCCACGCTCCCACAAGGCAACCGCTAATAAATCGTGGGTCATAGTTTGTGATTGGTGTATCGTAAGGGTAGTGTCCCTGTGTAAACACCGCCTGTCTGATTTCGCTTTCATCAACACCGTTAGCTCTCATAAGGTCGGCAAGAGCTTTTGGTATGCCCTCGGGAATATTGACAGATTTATCATTCTGTATCTGAGGTGTTGACAGCGGTACAGATTCGGGAGTTTTTTCAATTTGCGTAGGTTGTGGCACAGGCTGTGTCACAGGCTCTGCCTTAGGAGGCTGAGGTATCGGATTCTGCGGAACAGGAGCGTTATTTACAGGTGCAACATCATTAAAAATATGGGCAATGCCTGCATAGCTAAAGTCCATTTCTTCGGGCAGTCCGTGACGGTTCTTTGCATCCCAACAAGGGTGATGAAGCGTGTACATCACTCTCCCTCCGCCCTGTGCCTTGTACTTTCTGCCGTCTTTGTCGGTCGCTACCGCTACTGTTTTATAATTTGCGAAAAGCACCATATCCGCCCATTCTTTTACAAGCGGAGAAATCTGTGAAGCAGTCTTTTTGCCGAGTTTAAGCTCCCAACGGTCATACTCGCCGATTTCATCAGGCTGTGAAAACTTGCGGAGCTGTGCGTGTGCGGTAAGCACAACATTTATACCCCTGTCAATCAAATCTTCAAGGCTGTTCAAAAATCTGCCGAACTCTTCTTTTTCATAAACATATCCGTTTCCGTAGCCGAAATCTTCAATACCTTTCTTACCATATTTTGAGCAAATATCATCAATGCAAAGCTGTTCTGCCCAGTCGATTGTGTCAATGACAACCGTCTTGCATACAGTCGGATTGCTTTTGATATATTCAAGCTGATTCTTGAGCATCGTCCACGATGTCGGTTTATCCATTCTTGCAACATCAAGGTTTTTTGTACTACCCTCAGTGTCGATAAACAGAGGATTCGGAAACTGCGAAGCAAAAGTTGACTTGCCGATACCCTCGGGGCCGTAAATTACAACCTTTTGAGCCGACTTGATTTTACCTCTTGTGATGTTCATTATCTCACCCCCTGTACATCTGAAAAATTGATTTTATTGCCATCAACATCAATGACAACATAGTCGATTGCGTAGTTGAGCAGTTCGTTTGTCAAATCCTGTATTGACTTGCCTGTCATACCTGCAATCAAAACAATTCTTGAATAGTTTTCAGGCATAATCTTGACCTTGGTATAACCGCAGGCAAGCTCTCTGTGCGGATTGCATTTGATTACACATTCATTTGTATTTGTTTTTGCTGTTGTTTTAGCTGTAGTTCTTGTAGCCATAATTAAAACTCTCCTTCTGTCCAAGTCGGTGTTGTAACAGGTGCGGTTGTTTCGGACTTAATATAACCGTCCTCAATGATGATTGAACATTCATCACCGTTTGAAACTCTTGTTGCAATAGCCTGCAATCCCTCTGATTCAAGCCATTTTGCAAAGTCTTTGAGTGTGTCGGTATCCATTTGTTCGAGCTTGTCAAGCAGGACAAATCCGCATTCGGGATTGAGCTTGCGAACAATTGCCGTAGCGACACGAAGCTGTTCCGAACCGCTCATGTTGTCCCACTTAAAACCGTTATATGTAAGCTCGCCATTTTCAACCGATAAGCCGTCAAGGGGCAAGTTTGCGTTGTTGAGCAGGTCATATTTTGTTTTGCGGATTTCTTCAAGCTGTGCTGTCATATCGGCGTACTTGCCGTAATATTCCTTTGCGTCCTCATCAGCTTTCGCTTTATCGAGGTTGGCTCTGACTTTGCGGTTAATTTCGTCAATCTCGGTAATGTTTCTTTCAAGCTCTGCCGTGCTTTCATCGTGCAGTTCGGCAACGGTCTTTCTGCTCTGTTCAAGCTGTGCAAGCACTTTTGTAAGTTCGGAATTGTATTTTCTCAAATCCTCGTTAAGCCTGTTGATTTCGCTCTGCAAATTGTTGGCACGGATTTCAAGGTTATCTTTTTCTACTCTCAGACGGTTATTTTCACCGTTGCGTGCAAGAATTTCCTGCTGTTTATTGATAAGTTCAGAGGCTGATACAGGTTCATTCGGCACGCCTTCGTATTCGGGCATTTCGGCGGCAAACTTTTTCTTTTGGTCTGCAATCTGACCGATAGCACGGCGCTTGTTATATACATCTGTTTCCTGCGTTTCAAGTTCATAAACTCTGTTGCCTACACCGATAATTTGCAGGAGCGTGTCAGCCTTTTCCTTGCCGGTTGCATTCATAAATTTCGGCAGGTCAAGAGCAAAGTTACTGACAAATGCGTCAAGCAAAGCCTGTCCGCCTTTGTTGCCTGCGGTGTCAATTACTTTAAGACTGCTGTTCTTACCGCTACGCTCCACAACAATACCGTTTGAGAGCTTGATTTTGAGATGTGGCGGAATTGTTGAACCCTCACGGTACGGAGCAGACGGAGCGAAACGATTACCGCCGAGAGCCCACGCAATTGCGTCAAGAACAGATGTCTTGCCCTGTCCGTTTTTACCGCCCAACACGGTAAGTCCGTTTTCGGTCGGTTCATAAGCAACCGCCTTTACTCTTTTTACATTTTCAATTTCAAAAGCTGATATTTTTACTGACATATTAAAGTCCTCCTTGACAATTCGCTTAAAATTGTCTATCATTTAATTAAGGTATTTTTCTTTGTCCGTTGAGGCTTTGCAGAGCTTCAGCGGATTTTTCTTTGTTATGTAAGGATATTTCATCGATTATGCTGACAATTAACTCTTTTTCTTCGCCAGAAAGTTCATAGCGAAGTTTTCGGGACATCGTTGCATCTGAAATTCCTAATTGATCGGCAATCTCCCAAAGATATACCTTTTTCAATCTGGCATAACTCTTAATTTCAATATTTCTTGATGTTTTAAGATTTCGTTTTTTTGTTTTAGGTTTTTTTGTTTCAGCAATGTAATTGGTATTTAATGAACACTTTTTACATTTTAAGCAATTCTCGCCATTAACAAAATAACCGTCACATCTGTCATCCGTTTGCTTTGGTTGTGTAACAGCAACTTTAATAAGATGACAATTTTCAAGAGTTCTTCTTGTTCCCACTTTCATTTCACCTCCGTTACTCCCACACATTCAAAATTTGCCGTGTTGGATTCAGGCGTTTCAAGGGCTTTGAGTTTGCGTTTTAGCACTCGGTTCTCGTGACGATAACCGCTTGACGCTGTTTTTTCAAGTGCAAGGTCTGTTCTTGCGTTTCTCAGTTCAATGCTGAGATGTCTGTTCTCTGCTCTGAGGTTTTCCACATCTTTGAGCAGTTTTCTGCGTGTCGGATAGTTTCTTAACCACATTGTTAATGCTCCTTTATGTATTGTCTGATTTCTTCCTTATCAAATCGCCAAAGCTTTCCGATTTTGTGGGCAGGAAGAACGCCCTTTTGTGCAAGCCGTGTTGTGTAATCAACATTAAGTGCAAGCAACCGTGCCACATACGGCACATCAATAATCACAGGCACTTCATCCCAATTGACGATAGGTCTTTCTCTCGGCATATGTACACCTCCTATTTTTCGTTGGTAATTTTGTCTGAAACGATTTCGACTGATTCAACATCAGCAACGCTTGATTCAGTCTATAAGATTTTTGATTCTTTACCTATAGTAGTAGATTTCAAAAATCAAATAGAAGCCACAAACAAATCAAATAACAGTAATCAAAAATTTGATTTACAGAAAGGAGTTGCAAAACTTACTCCTGTTGGAAAAGCGTTCATTGATGTTTGTCTTCGTCCTTTGCCCACTTAATCAGATCCATAATTTGAGCGTCGTGCTTATCAAGGTAGCTGTCTATTGTTTTATACAAATGGGCGGCTACTATTTTTATTGCTAATACTGCTGAAACAAAAGCTGTGCAAAGCATTAGCAGTCCTAAAATTATGATTACTTCCGTCTTTTCTTCACCTCCTAAGCTGATTTCTGCTGTTCGGCAAAGTTAGTTTCTGATAGTTTCTATGAAACAAGAAGGATTGTTAGTTCTTCCTAATAAGTAATCGGTTGAACAATTAAAAATATCAGCTAAACTCAAAAGTATATTAATAGGGATATTACCTTTTGTTTGCCAATTATAATAACTTTTACGTTCAATTTTTAACTTATTAGCAAGGTCTTCTTGTGTCATATTAGCTCTTGCTCTTTCGGCTTCAATATTTGGATATAAAAACAGCACTAATCTCACCTCCTTTATCGTATCAAGCAAAATACTCTTATTGCGTATTTACAAGCTAATTATATACGCAATAAGAGTATTTGTCAATATCTTTTACAAGTAAATTACGCACAAAGAGTATTGCAGATTTTTGTGCAATTACACTAATTGAATATTATTTTAATTATTCGCTTGACATTTTTACTCATTTAGAGTATTGTATTTATAACAAATAAATCGTTTTATTGGAGGGAAAAATATGCTTGGAGAAAAACTTAGAGAACTTAGAACAGAACTTAATCTTAATATGAAACAAGCTTCCGAAAAATTAGGGATCTCATACACAACTTACGTTGGCTATGAAAAAAATGAAAGGGAACCAAACTCTGAAACTTTAATCAAATTAGCTGATTTTTATAAATGTTCTGTCGATTATTTAATAGGAAAAACTATAAGACTAAATTTTATTCCACATGAAATCGAAGAAGCTGAAATTAAATGCCCTTTGTGTGATTATGATTATGTCCATTTTATTAGAGTTTTATCGGTAAATTTCTCACAAGAAAAAAGTAGCGGAATGGCTATGGAATTTTTATGCGAGGATGGGCACAAATTTTATATTGTTGTTGAAACATACAAAGGTAATACATATATGGTAAATGTAGATGACAATAACAATATTTTAGGGTACACCTCGTTTATTAATAGTAACTCAGACGACAAAACAAACATTCACAAAGAAAAACTAATTACTAACTATGCGGCATTAAATAATTTTGGAAAAAATAAACTTCTCGAATATTCAAATGATTTAATATGTAGTGGTAATTACAATAAAGTTTACAAAATAAAAACTGCCGCCCGAGATGGAAGTTTTAAGGAAACAACCGTTACAGACGACGATTTTAATAAACTTATGGATTTGCCTGATGTTGATGACTTAAAATAAAGTCTTGAAATTTTTTGTAAACTTCCCGTTCAAGCGGAGCAATTAAAAACTTGTTCCGCTTGTAGAGCTCCTGCATTCGTTGCCAGCGATATTCCGCTGCAGTTTGACTTATATCACAGAGCTGAGATATTTCGTCAGCACTTTTGACCTTTAATCCCCACAACACACAAGCCGGAGCAAGTAGCCTGCTTGCAAATACATTTGCTTCCTGTTCAATGGGATTGTCATTTGGCGAGATTTCTCGGTTGATAAGTTCATAGCGGCCAACATGGCCAAGCATAATGTGTCCGAGCTCGTGAGCAACGGTAAAGCGTTTCCGCTGTCGGTTGCAGTCTTGCCGTACAAGTATGATAGGCTGATTGTTAATGACGGTGCATTTACCGTCATTGCCCTGCTCAAACTTATCATAATACTTTACTGCAATGCCGAGCTTGTAACACAGTTCAACAATATTAACAGGGAGTTCTCGGACGTTTTCTTTTAACAGGATTTCCCACGACATATTTCGGGACTTCTGATACTTTTTATAATCCATAAAAATCACCTCGTAACTATTATGGATTACAAAAATAAATTTACAGCAATAAAGCAATAACAAAATAAAAAACCGCCCACAGCGGCAACTGTGAGCGGTCAAAATAAGGATTAGAGAAGTAGGAACTCCTCGAATATTATTATATAATATTTGACATTATGTGTCAATGAGGAGGCTATTATGGGATTATTATCAAAATTATTTAAAAAGCCAAAATCAGAGGTAAAAACTCCTGCGATGCAACCGGAATCGGGCAAGTCGCACACGAAAGTTTTTAAAGTTGCAGGTGTTACCTTTCAGGGCAGGCAGAAGTTACTTAAACAACTCAAAACTGACAAAAAAGCAGGCAAAGTGCTTAATGTGCAGTTACAGGAATACGATTATAAAGGCGAGCCTGCAATCAAGGTGCTTGTCAACGGTTTAGATGTCGGCAATCTCCATATAGAAGATGTAGCTTTTGTTAAAGAAAATCAAGAGCGAATTCTTGGCATTAACGATTTTACAATTGGTGAACATTACGATGAGAACGATAAAGTAAGTTATAATGCAAAGGTTAAAATGCTCATAGCAAATAAAAATTAAATAAAAAAAATCCGCCCTGCTCGACTGGTCCTCGAACAGAGCGGAAACCACCACACAGGGTGCAGTGATACTACTAAAAGCAATAATATTGTATCACACTCCCCTGAATTTTTCAAGTTTTGAATATCAGGGGATTTTTGCACCCTTTTTTAAGCAAAAGGAGTGTATAAAATGAAAAAACGCAAAGACGGGCGCTATCAGAAGAACATCTATATCGGACGAGATGAAAACGGTAAACGAAAGTACAAATCCGTATGTGGCACATCACGAAAAGAGGTTGAAACGCTTGCCGCCGAATTAAAACAAAAACTCGGCAAAGGCATAGATATCTCATCCGATGATACATACGGATGTTGGAAAAAACGCTGGCTAACGGTTCAGAGGTCACTGCAAACACCACAGCAATACAAAACGCTTGAACGGTATCTCAAACATTTTACAGAGCTTGAACCTTACAAAATCAACAAGCTGACAATTGCCGATTTTCAGGAAATCGTGTTCGACTTAGCCGCTAAGAACCCTACAACAGGCAAACCCACAGCGAAAAAGTCGCTGAAAGAGTTCATCGCAACCGCAAGCCGAGTGTTTGAGTATGCTATTGAAAACCGAGCTATCGACTTCAATCCACTGAAATATGTCAAAATATCAAAGAATGCGGCAAAGAAAAAAGAACGCAGAGCCTTGTCACCTGAAGAGCAAAAGCTAATAATCAACACTCCGCACAGAGGAAGATTGCCGGCAATGATTATGTTGCTTGCAGGACTGCGAAGAGGTGAATGTCTCGGCTTGCAATGGGCGGATATTGACTTGAAACGCAACAAAATAAATGTTCATCAGACTTTGGTTCTTGACGGAAATAATTCTTACATAAAAGCAGGAGCGAAAACAGAAGCAGGTGTCCGCAAGGTTGATATTCCGACCGTTCTGTCAGACTATCTGAAAAGCCTTGCACCCCACTCCCCATTTGATTATGTAGTCACAACCACCAAAGGCAAACTTATGACAAATTCAGCGTGGCGAAGATTGTGGGAGAGTTACATCAATTGCCTAAACCTCGAAGCATTCAATTCACAGCAAGGCAAAATTGTCGGCATTGCTCCACGCAGTAAATACTGCCCCGACGGTATTCCGCAGGTCATAGAACCGTTTACAGCTCATTGTCTTAGACACACCCACGCAACAAATCTTTTCTATTCAGGCTATGATATTCTCTACATTCAACACCAGTTAGGGCATACCAAACCCGAAACCACCTTGAACATTTACACGCATTTAATGCAAGATGATACTGAAGCACCTGCGAAAAAACTTGATGATTTTCTCAATCGTAAAATAAGCTAAAAAATAAATGCAAGGCAAATGTTAGGCAACTAAACTTGAAAAGTCCGATAAACACTAAGTTTTTCACACATTTATTAAGTGGTTTGGGACCAAGATGCCGCAGG